GCCGCCTACAAAGCGGCTAAAGCTGCCAAGCGCAAGAAGGTTAAGAAGCTCAAGAAGGTCGCTATTTGTGTTGGCCACAGCCGGATAGGCGACAAAGGCGCAAGCTCTGTCGGCGGTGTGGACGAGTGGACTTACAACAAGAAGGTCGCAGACCTGTTGCAGAACCACCTACGCCACCAAGGCGTTCAATCAGTTGTCTTTGACGACTACCCGTCAGAGAGCTACAGCCGTGCGATGGACTGGTTAGGCCAGAGTGTTGCGAAGGAGAAGTGTGATATAGCGATTGAGCTTCACTTCAACAGCTACTCAAGCTCCGAAGCAGAGGGCTACGAATACCTCTACTACCATACAAGTAATAACGGACGGCGTTTAGCTGACTGCTTCTGTAAGGCACATTCTGAAACCTTTAAAGTGCAGAAGGACAGAGGCGTAAAAGCGATTGAGCCGGATGGTCGAGGGGCTGGGTTCTTGCGGGGCGTCTCGCCACCCGCCGTGATATGTGAGCCTTTCTTCGGGAGTTCCCCGAAGGAATGGGTTCTCTTTGACGCAAAGCACTCACTACTAGCCGACGTATACGCACAAGCGATTGTCGAATACTTTAACAACGCATGAGAAACTACCGAAAAGAATACGACAACTACCAAGGTAAACCGGAACAGAAAAAGAATCGGGCTAGCCGTAATGGCGCACGTCGAAAGATGAAGAAGCTTTTAGGTAAGAAGGTAAACGGTAAAGACGTTGACCACAAGGACGGGAATCCAAAAAACAACTCACGTAAAAATTTAAGATTACTCAGTAAATCAAGAAACAGATCTAAGAAGTGAAAACACTAAAGTCAGTCATGATCGCTGGTCAGCGAATCAAGATCCAAAAGGCTGACTTAGATGATTGCTACGGACAATACTTACACGAAAAACGAATAATCCAGTTACATAAGAAACTACCAGAAAATCAAATCATACCGACTTTACGTCATGAAATGTTACACGCCGCATTCCATATCTCTGGTATCTCGTTCTGCGAGAGTTTTCAGGAAGAAGCCTGTATCAGATGCATCGATGAGGTTTTCTTTCCAGCTTACGAACGAATCCTTAAACGATTAAAATGAAAAAGAAATCAAGAGTCAATGAAGCGGGCAATTACACAAAGCCTACAATGCGGAAGCGTTTGTTTAATTCAATCAAAGCAGGAACAAAAGGCGGTAGAGCCGGACAATGGTCAGCCCGCAAAGCACAGCTACTAGCAGCAAGATATAAAAAAGCAGGAGGAGGATACAGAGACTAATGAAACAATTCAAACCACACATGATGTATGATAAGTCTGGAAAGGCTTATAAAGCCAACACTTACGAACAACATTTAGCTATGAAGAAAAAAGGATACGGACACGCAAAACCATCAAGTAAACCATCAACTAAGTCTTCTACTAAGAAGAAGGCTAAAAAGATCATCCGCAAACGCTCCGGTTACTAATGCCTAAGAAAGCTTCACAGAGGTCTCTCGACAATTGGACACGGGAGAAATGGGGAACCAAATCCGGTAAGCCGTCTTTGGAGACAGGTGAGCGATATTTGCCAAAAGCTGCGCGTGAAGCTTTGACTAGTGAAGAGTATTCTCGAACTAGTCGCAAGAAGCGGAAAGGTATGAGGGCTGGAAAACAGTTTGTCAAACAACCCAAAAAGATTGCGGATAAAACTGCAAACTACAGGAGCAAGAGCAGTCTCCTAAAAAGTGCGCGTAAGCGCAAATCATGAGTCGTTTCATACTCTACGAACCTACGCCAGAAGATGTCGCTGAAGCGTGCCGGAGGTCTGACGCTCTAGGAAATCTCAGGACATCGTTCACTAACGGCAAAGGTAACATGACTGGCTTCTTAGGTGAGGTCGCCTTTGAGAATACTTTTAAACAGTTTAATTATGTTGGCGATAAGTCCTACACTCACGACTACGAATATAAAGGTCTGAAGGTTGACGTTAAGGCTAAGAGCTGCAACACCCCACCTAAGCTAAACTATAATGCTTCCGTTGTCAGGACGAGGTTCAGTAAGTTTGAAGCTGACGTATACTTCTTCATGCGAGTCCACAAAGGTCTGCGGAAGGTATGGCTCTGCGGATGGTCTCCTAAGAAGTCTATTATACACAAGAAACGATTCAACGAGAAAGGCGAGCGCGACGCCGACGGATTTCGATTCAAAGCTGACGGCTACAACATAGAGATCAAGAGAACTCGTCGGCCTGATGCGTTCGAGTCACTCCTCATCCGGCGGTGGGCAGTTGTGGTGGATGTGGCCCGTCTTTTTATAGACGGGCCTTATACCATTGGGAGCTACGAAATCTACAAACTCACTGAGAGGGGCGTCCATGTAGGCATCAACGACTGATGGATCTCCTCCGATTTGTTCGAGAATTTGCCGAAGTTCCATCCAGAACTCACCGCAAAGTTCCTGCCTCCTGATCTGAAGATCTTCGTTTGTCATCCGCTGTATAACCTATATCGTAAATCTCACTCAGGTCAATGCTCCACAATTTACCGCCGCCTTGTCCTTTAGAATTAATGGGTCTGATGTTACTGTTAACTGCTCCAGCTTCCTCAAGAACTGACATCCCACGCCTGATAAACTCTAGGTTATTAGACATACCAACATTCCGACCATCGTTAAATGCGTGGATCGCAACTTGAAACTCGGTTAGAGTTCCAGACCACGTCTTAAGTTCAGGTGCGCTATTACGACACCTCTTGCAGAAGAACTCAACAAGTTCGGCTACGGTGCTTCGGTAACTGTTGTCATATGCTGCATCAGCAATCAATGGCTCGATGTAGCTCTGGACGCCAAACCGACCAACGTCTTCAACTTCAGGGTGGACTTTATAATCCATCAAGAACTTAGCAAAGTGAGGTAACTCGTCTTCGATAGTTGCTTCAAGCTGGTAGTTAGGTGGGAACGATGTCGTTGATGACTCTGATATCAGCAGAGCCATAAGCTTATCTCGGTTACTAGAATCAAGTGACGGTATTACCGACAGCGAGTTAGCGTCCATGTTCAGAGACAGCACAACACGACCTGTCCAAGGCACTGATAAAGCGTCAGCATACTTGGCTTGATACTCGACTCGTGGATTGGCCACCGCACGCTTCAACAGCTCAGTTGCACGTCTTTGGTCTTGAAAGCTGGCTGCTGAGGTCGTATCGTCGATCACCCAAGATGCGACACGACCTAAGTCTTTGTTGAATTTTGTGTGACCCCCTAAGTAGTCACTCGCATCAGCAAAACCCCCCACGAGTCCGCTAATAACTTTGTTACTCAACAATGACTTGCCGCGACCTGTTGGTCCGACCAGCAGCAAAGCTTGCCCCTGTAAGGGCTTTCTTTCTACAACAGCGTAGTAAAACCTTTTCATCCATGCGTAGAAGTATTCTATAGAATCATGCTTGCTGTTGTTTACGAATAGTTGGTTGAACCAATTATGGAGGAAAGGCCAGTTGGATGGGTCTCCATCCGCTGCGGCGTCCACCGGACATAACGTAGAACAGTTCAGAATCCGACTACCGTTATACGATACAACACGGTCGCTTGAGAACACTACTGGTGCAATCTCATCAATCCTATTGTTATTACTGATTACCAACACAGCGTTTTCTACTTCGCTAATGCTCTGACCGCGCCTAACTCTCACAGAAAACCCTGCCTGACGTAGCTCTAATAGAAGCTGATCTTTAGGTATAGAGACTGCGTTTCCGTATAGGAGCTTAAAGAATGTCTTACCGTTAAACCAATACTCGTCTAATAGGGTAGCAAGTTTCTGGGTCTCGTAATCCTTAACAAATGCCCCACCGAATATATCGGACCAACTCATGAATCCTTTACCAGCTCTGTCGCTATAACAGACCATTCCATCTTCCACAACTTGACATCCTTCACGGTCAATACCGTCATCGATCCAGAATAAGGGTCCACGCGCTCCGACTTCAAATTCACCGAACCAGCGATTCGGGAATCGGGATTCAACCTCTTTAGCAACCACATCGATTGGGATACACGTCTCGGCAGACTCTGGCGGTTTGGATTCCGCTGCCTTCGCTATAGCCGCAAAAACGATTGAGTCTGGGAGTTTATTACCGTGTGGTTGCCAATCCACTCCTAATTCAAAGTACTGGTTTGGTCGGAACGATGACTTATCAAAACCAGCAAACAAGCTAGAAGCTTTAATGAGTTTATCTATTGCCATTACGAAAGCCTCATACATTGATGGGTCCACAGGAATTGGATTCTCGAACTCCCATACTAGTCTAAGGTAATCGCTCTGAGTTCTCGATGACCATGTCGGTAACGGGCTGCTGTTACATGCTGTTCCTAGATTAGCTTGGAAAGTATCCCATTTAACAGGGGCATCGTAATCCGCAACTATCCCATGAACTATGTGGACAGGGTTATCAGATGTTACTCTTTTAGAAGGAGTTCGTCCTTCTACACACGAGTAGAACACATGTTTTGTGTTTATGTTACTACACCAATCTCGGTATAGGGCTTTGTTCTTAAACGCTGGCTTCTTTGATTTCACTTGGCTCAAGTCCTCTACTTTTGAAGTCTTTGAGTCTCTTAGGTTCTTTAATGTTCGATAGGTCATTATTTTGTATATTTATTTAAGATTTCTCCTTCTGCATCTAGCGGAATGTCGGGTATCCATTCTGGTGGGGTAGACATGATTTTAATAATTTTGTTTAGGGTTTCGTCTGCTATCTCTTCGTCACACTCGCAGACGACTTCATCGTGGACGTGAAAAATTATGTTGATGCCAGCTCTCTCAATCTGGAGCATCATATGACTAAATATATCACGGGCTAAAGCTTGTGAAGCATTTTCTGCTAGAATACCTCCCCAAAGGGTAATATGCCGCTTTCTGCCGTTGCGGTTTACTGTTACTTGATACCTAGAGTGTCCGGTATCTTCATTGTATTGTTGTAAAACAAAACCATAATTTAGAACTCTACCGGACGGTAACTCAAGCTTCAACTTAATGTCTTCATTACTCCGTAATGCTACGCTATCTGACATTAGCCCTAGACCAATTAACTTTGAATCGTAATCACCCCAAAGTTCAGGTACTTTAGAGATCTTTTCGCGATACAAATTTACAGCCTCCTTAGCCTCTTTCTTGGGCATGTTATACATCTGAGCAAACTTTTTGTAACCTGCCCCATACCCACAACCCAACACAAGAGCTTTGACTTTGTGACGTAACTTAGCGTCTTCTTTTTTAAGAACACCTTTGTCAGAGGACCACAATCCAAATTGAATCGCGAACGCCTCGTATATATCATCAGATGCGGCTATAGCGTCCATAGTCTCCCTATCTTTAGCTAGCCAACATAATGTGCGGACTTCAATCTGCGAAAGATCGACAACGACTAATTTCTTCCCTTTAGGTGCGGTGATGAGTTTTCTCATGTTCACACCGAACATCTCATCTCGCGGTAAATTCTGTAGATTAAGGTTCCCTCCACTACCACTGAATCGTCCGGTATGTCCGCCGAAATACATAAGACCACCGTAGTAGCGGTCGTCGGGCATTGTGGCGTAATCAAAGCTATCTAGTTTCTTCTTAATCGAATTAATACGCCGCCAATTAGAAACTGCTTCTACCCATGCATAAGATCGACCGTGTTTTTTAATCCACTCTTGTGCATCTTTATCAGTTTTAGCGAGTGATGCTGGTGGCTCAATTCCAATCTTGTGGCATTCCTCGTCGAATGCTTTCCGACTCAGTAGTGGTTTCTCACCAGCCCAAGGAATAGCCTTTTCCGCTTGAAACAAACGCTCATTAATTGTTTCTCTCGCTTCTTTAAGCGCGTCAATATCGATAGGGATGCCTCGCTGGACTACCCGTCGGTTCATGTTGCTTATACTACGCTCGAAGTCAGACCATCTAGGTGAGTATTCCTGCCAAAGTTTAAGACATAGCTCTGAGTCTTTTAATGCGTATTCAAGAACTTCCTTACGAAACTCTTCAGACATACCCGTCCATGTCTTACCTGACATGTTGTCGCGAGTAGTTTTCTCGACCTCGATTCCGAAAGCTTGAGCTGTAGCTCCCTTTAGTGATCTAGGTAAGCCACATGCCGCAGCCATATCAGCGGTGCAATACCATGCCGCAGGCTTTACCTCTGGCCACCAGTTGCAAGTAACACCATACAGGTAAAGTGTTTCATCAAACGATGCGTTGTGGGACAGGACAATATTGCCGTTAAGCAGGTTCCAGTCAAAATCTTCAGGGTGGCCAACAAATTCGTAGCCGTCATCACCGATGACACTCACCATATAAGCGTCGAAGTCGTAATGGGAAAAGTAACCTAACGGGCCAAGCTTGCGTATAGAGCAGTGCTTGTCGTAGTAGGTTTCAAAATCTAATGCGTATGTAATCATATAAGTTTATTTGTGAGCAGAAAAAAGCCCGTCGCAAAGAAAAGACTAAAAACTCTGCGACGAGCTTGCTTTCTAGCATCTATTATTACGAATCCAAATCTAACTCGGTCTGCTCACCAGTAACATGCTGGAGTGCTTCCCGAACTACCCTCAACTTTCTCAAGTTGGCTCCGACTTGGGAGAGCTGATCCTCGACTTCAGCGATCATGCCGTCGAGCATCTTGATCTCATCGAGAAGGAGATCACGGGTTTTTTGTTCTTTCTCTTCGTCAGTCATAACTACG